ACAATTTAAGATGAACGCCTTAGCCGATCCAAACTCTTCTAATGGCCCCCCACTATCCGATGTCACTTTTCCTCTCATCCGACGCTCATTTTCTCATGCGACATACACTACACTGCCACTACCAACGGATATCTACCAAATGCTTAGATGTGTCGAGGTCTACCTTGAGCGATTGTACACTGCTGACGTTACAAGATATGTTGACGTGGTGTCTAACTATCGCAAAACATCGGTCGCCCGCGCCGTTCCACACATATTCGTAGTTAATTCAATGGAAAAGTTTTCTACATCGTACTCCACTTTACTGTCGAAGTCACCGCATGATTACGTCTCATCGGATGTGACGGTTGTTTCTAATCCCACGTCGCAGGATATAATTCGATCAATTCGTGCTCACAAGCATGTGGTGTGTAACGTTGTACCCATAGGCGACTTTAGCGATGCCATACTCATGCCAAACGCCTCGATTTCTGACTGCGTTAAATATCTACGGCGTAATTTTCATGCTCTATTGCGCAGGCTTTCTTTTGGTCATGGCTGTTACTCATGCTCTAATGTTCTTCAACTGTCCCTCCCCCCTTGGTTATCAGTTCTAGCATCTGGATGGCAGCGGTTTAAACCAACCGGATCGGATACCGACTTCGCTCAGTTCTATTTAACGCCCGCGAGACCGCAGTTGAGCGTTATCAATAGCATTTCAGATTTGAGTGACTTTATCATCAATAGACTTCAAGCTAACGTTGACGTCGTTTACTTCGATGATGTGCTGACTACTGATGGACGGACGATCGCCGAAAAAATCAGAGCGACAGGCGCACAGTTCAACGTTGCGAGGGATATGACTCACTTCAACATAATAAAACAACGATATTTGGAGCAAACGTCGATTCGGAGGCGGCGCCAGCACAAGAAAGAACTTCATGCAAGCGATCGAAAGCAAAACATCGTTGCTCGAGTCTTTCCGCCTGTATATCTTGTTGATTTATCTGTGTCAATTCGAGCGTGGAATTCGGCTATGCCGACACAACAACAACGTCGTCTTTCCCGAGTGTACTCTGATCTGGTCAATCTTTCCAAGCGTCCATTGACTGTTCTTCACATGATAGCCTGGAATGGACCATCTGTTGTGTCAACGGACAGTGACGTATGGCAAGATTTTACGGAATGGTTGTTTTGCGTTGTTCAAAATGTGGATGAAAGCATGGCCCGACTGTTGACTGCTATTCCTTACATGTCCGTTGAAATTAAGATTTCTGGAAGCGGATTCGGCACTTGGATCGACCTTAGAAATTGGACAGAAGGTTTTTCTCTTAGTAAAATTCTCGTTGGTCGTACGTATATGGTCGGTAAGAAGAACTCGGGCAAGGGCATGATTGGAAAACTCATCTGGCGTCTTGGTGTCCCGGTCGTTGATTCAGATGATTATGGTCGTGTGCTACTCATTGCCGAGAACACTGGTGTATCTCTTGAAGACGCTGTTCGATGCCACTTCTCTCGTTCTTATGCCGACCGTGATTGTGCGCCAACTTTGTTCGAGACAATCATGGATGACATCGTGACCCGCCTGTCCATTAAACGATATTCCATACCTGAGGTTGATCATCCCGCCCTCATGATGTTCGGTCATGCCTACGACGAGTTGACGAAGAAATACAAATACGCGGATTTCGAGCGAATGGTCAGATCGTTTATCTCGCACCACGGCGTCCGTGCACCTGACGGGAGTTTGCTGAAGGTCGATGATCGTTTTGTTTTCTCCACGCATTGTTCTGAAGAGGCTACACAGGTGTTGGGCGCGAATTACATGTTCCAGTTGTCTACCGCTATAGATTCATACGTTGGTGTCCTTTTGCGGGGTCAGCACGATAATTCTATTAGTGAGTTAATGTTGGCGGTTTATTACGATCGAATTCATGTTAACATATTCGATCTTGTTCCGACTGGGGTAGTGTGCACCGTTCTGAGGACCGGATTGGCACGGCTTGTTCCAAAGGCGTAATCTCGGTGTCTGACACCACTGTATGCAGAC